AGGTGGGTGACTCGTCAGGAGATCAACAAGAACGAGATTCTGGACAAGCCGCTCGAAGAAGAGATCAGTTCGTTCGTCAGTGTCCCGTTCGACCTTGTGAACGGCGAGCACTACGGGCGCGGGTACATCGAGCCGAACCTTGGCACCCTGAGAACGCTCGACGTTCTCACGGAGCGATCCATTCACTTCGGGTGCCTTGCCAGCCAGAGCCAGACGTTCGTGGACAGGGCGTGCATGGTCCGCGACGAGGACTTCAAGAAGCCGCCCGGCTCTGTCATTCGTGGTGCCCGTGTGGTCGGTGGACAGGTGCAGGACATCGCTCTGTTCAAGGCCGACAACGTTGCCGACTTCTCGGTCGTGAACGCGGTGGTGGAACGCCAGGCCAAGAACGCAAGCCGAGCGTTCCTCATGGAGTCGGAGACCCAGCCGCGAGGCGAGCGAGTCACGGCGTACCAGATTTCCCGCATTGCGATGGAACTCGACGGCGCTATGGGCGGTCTGTACGCCCCGGTCGCCGACTACATGCAGGTTCCGATCGTGCGCCGGGTGAACTACCAGATCGAACGCGACGCGCTCGGTATGCCGCTTCCCAAGGACGGATACAAGGTGCGAGCCCTCACCGGCATCGCGGCGCTCGGGCGTGCCACGTCGCGTGACCGGCTTCTCACGTTTGCTCAGGCACTCGCGGCGATCCCGCCTCAGGCCATGCCATTCATCAACGTCGGCGTGTTCGCCCAGGTGCTCGCCCGGTACAACAACCTGTACGAGCCCGGACTCGTCAAGAGCGAGGAAGAACGGCAGGCCGAGATGCAGCAGGCGATCGCGGCTCAGACGCAACTCGCCGCAGGACAGAAAGCCGTCGACGTAGCTGGCAACGTCGCCGAAGCGTCGATGACCCAAGGAGCGTAATCAGTGGCAGAAGACGGCAAGCCGGACAATTCCGGCAACGGCGGCGGCGGTGGCGATCAGCTACTCGCCGGGAAGTACAAGGACAGTGCGGCGCTCGCGGATGGTGTCAAGGAAGCGTGGACGAAGCTCGGGTACCCCGAACTCGATCCGGGCGCGACGATCATCGGCAAGGGCGGCATCGCAGCAGACGAGGCCAAGGCGGTCGAGTTGTACAAGAAACTCGAATCCGAACTTGGGCGTCGCCAGTCCAGCAAGCCCAAGGACGACGGCGGATCGCTCACGATCACCAAGCCCAAGCCCGAGGACGAGCCCAGCGACCTCAACTCGTTCCTCACGTCGCGTGGGATCGACCCGACCGAAGTCGTCACCGAGTTTGAGAAGTCGGGCAAGCTCACCAACGAGCAGTACGCCAAGTTCGGCAATCTGCCCAGGGCCTTGATCCACGACTACCTCAAGAACGCGAGGCTCGCGGGCGAAGCGGTGAAGATGCACCGTGACCGCGCCGTGGGCGAGGCCGTGAAGGTCGCGGGCGACGAGACCAAGCTCAAGACGTACCGCGATTGGGCGGCGGCGAACTTAGACGCCGAGCGTCTCGCCAACCTCAACGCGATCCTCGAAAAGAACGTCTCGTTCTACCCCGAGTACATCCGCATCGTGAAGAACGAGTACGAGGCGAAGAACGGAGCGGCGGGCGGGAAGACCGTGAATAACGGGACCGGAAGCGTCGACACGTCTCCGATCAAGTCGCGTGACGACCTCAGTTCTGTCATGGCCGGTGTTCGCTCGGGCGACAAGGCCGCGCTCAATCGTCTCATGGCAACGTCCTACGAGGCGCTCGCCAAGCTCACCAGTCCGTAAGGAGCAACCGTGTACCAGATCCCAACCCCGACCGTTGACTTGATGAAGAAGATGAACGTCTCCATTCGCACCCGGTACGTCGGCCAGAAGGAAGGCCCGCACCTTGCCGCGTGCGACGTGATCGACGACTCCACCGGAGTCGTGTTCCACACGGCGATGGACGCCGACGAGAAGCAGGCCGTCGTGAAGGCGGTTGACGAGGCCGTCCACGTCGCCAAGCCTCTCACCCCGGCGCAGGCATACGCCATGAGCCAGGGCGTCAAGATCGCCCAGGCCGAGTCCGCCGACAAGATCAAGTCTCTGGAAGAAGAAGTCGCCGCGCTCAAGGCGGCATTGGTCGAGAAGTCGACCAAGAAGATCAAACCTCCTGTTGACCCCGCGAACACCGCACACCAGTAAATCGGGTCAATCACGGACAATGGCCGGGAGACCGGCCATTTGTTCATTTCCACGCGAGCGTGCAAGCTCTCACGAGAATCACGGTTGCGTGCGGCCACGTCCAGAATCAATCGAGGCCGGGACACGCCATATGGCCCCCGACACCCAAGAGCGATGAAGGCGAAGCGGCTCTGCGTTTCGGTTTCAACCAATTCCTCTTGGAGTCAATCTCATGTCTGTCAACGCCGTTCAGTTCGGCGCGACCGGCTCCGACAACGACGCCCTGTTCCTCAAGATGTACTGGGGCTCGATGGTCGAAGCGCCGCGTTCGAGCGTGTTCCTCTGGGACAAGGGACTCCCGTTCATCGACCGCCGCACGGTCGACGCGGGCAAGTCGTTCCAGTTCCTCATGGACGCGGACGCTCCCGCGCCCGAAGAGTTCACCCCCGGTGACGAGGTGCTCGGTCAGCTCTACGCCTACGGCGAGGGCACCGTCACCGCCGACGGGTACATCGTGTGTCACAAGTACGTTCCCCGTGACGCGATGCTCAAGTCTCACTTCGACATTCTGCCCCGCCTTGGCCGTCAGCACATGAACCGGATGCAGCGCGAGTACGACAAGCGCGTGATGATCCAGTCGGCGCTGGGTGCCCGTGCGTCGGCTGCCACCGAGAAGGGTCTCACGATCCACAACGGCGGCAACCGCGTCACGAACACGGGTGGTGCGGCTGGTACCGGCGTCCTCACCGTTCGCTATCCGCTGTCGACGACCGGCGCGTCCAACTTCCGTGAGGACTTGCGCGCCCTTGGTCGCCAGATGGACGAGGACAACCTCAGCGAGAATCGCTACGCGATCGCGCCGCCCCACATCCGCAGCGTGATCCAGTACGACAACACCGCCGAGGTGTTCAGCGAGGACTACATCGACGGCCAGAACAACAAGATGCAGCGCAAGGTAACGCTGGTCGAGGGGTTCAAGTTCATCGGCTGGCCCAACCAGTCGAGCAACGGTGGTCCGTTCCCGAACGAGAACTTCACGTCGAGTTCCATGCCGAGCAAGTACCGGGGCAACTTCACGGTCGGTGCTTCCACGGGCGTTCCCGCCGTTATCACCTTCGCCGAAGGCAACGACGGCTCGGCGGCGGTCGGCATCGCCGAGTTCGAGGCGATCCAGGCTGGCGTGTTCTGGCGTCCCGAGAAGCTCAGCTATCTCGTGATGAGCTGGATGTACGTCGGCTGCAACTACATGCACCCGTGGACCCTCGGCACCGCCGAAATCCTCACCTGAGTCACAAGGAGAAACATGTATGGGCAGTCTTGGCCCCTCAATCAAGTCCAACAATCCGAGCCCGCAGTCGGCGGACATCAGCGTCCCCGCCGCGTCGCTCGGTGGTCTGGCGGGACGTGCGTATTCGTCCAACGTCATGTGCGCAAAGGTCGATATGTCCTCCATGGCGCTCGCATGGACCGACAACGGCGCGTCGGGTGGTTACACGTCGCAGAAGATCATCGACTTCCCCGAGGGGAAGATTCTGATTCTCGGCGCGACGGCCAACCTCACGGCGATCACGCTCGGCTCTGGCCTTGGTGCCAGTTCGACGACGTTCGTCGTGTCGATCGGCACGTCGGCGGAAGCCACCGGCACGACTCTCGACAGCGTGCAGGCGAACATCATCCCGAGCACCGCTGTCACGATCGCTACGTCGGCGGGCACCGTGTTCGCGTCCAGCACCGCCGTTCTTACGGCTGCTGCCACGGACGGGCACACGACCGCGATTGACGCCTACATCAACTTCGCCGCAGACGGCACAGACTCGACGGGAACCGTTACCGCCGCCAACGGTGGTCTCACGGTCTCCGGCACGATCTACCTCTGGTACATCAATCTTGGCGACTAATTCGCGTAACACCCTCACACGAGGGACGTTTCGCTCCGCTCCGTCATCAAGCAGTTGGTGACGGAGTTTTTTTCATTTTGGAGGTACATCATGGACTTCTGGGCACCCGTGACCAAGTTCTTTGATCGTTACCGATACACGGCGCTCTCGCTCGCCGTGGTAGCTGGCTCGACGTTCTACCTGTCGGCGTGCAAATCAACCACGCTCGGCCCGGTATCGAAGACGGAAGTTGAGCGGGCGGCGTTCGACCGCGAAGTGACCGAAGATCAGACGGCGATCGAGAAGGCGATCGCGGAGTTGAACTCACGCATCGAGAACCACAACGCCGCGATCGACGCCGGGTACGACGATCTTGACAGGCAGGACGCGGTTCGTGCCGAGTTTGTGAAGCTGGCGACGGGCGTGGCGACATCGGCGGCGACGGGCGGGATCACCACGCCCGGACTTATCAACGCGGCTGTGACGGCGATGGGTCTGCTTGGTCTCGGCAGCGTGGCCGACAACAAGCGCAAGGACAAGATCATCAAGGCTGGAAAGGTCGCAAAGTGACAGCGCTTCATGGTGACAAGAAGATCACGATGCGAATGTCGCTCAAGGAGTGGTTCGCCTTGCTTGGGGCCGTCCTTGCGATCGCGGCCCCGGTCTACGCAACATACCTCAAGGCGAACTCCGCATCCGAGGACTTGGCCCAGTACAAGCAGACCACCGACACCAAGCTCGACAAGCTGCTTGAGATGGTCAGCGTCATCAAGGGAAAGGTGGAGAAGTAATGGCGACGTACTACGTTGACGCGAGCGGCGGCAACGACTCCAACAACGGCACCACGACCGGCACGCCGTTCCTGACCCTCGCCAAGTGCGTCGCGGTCGCTGCGGCTGGAGACACGTTCAACCTCAAGGGGACGTTCCGCGAAGCGGCTGACTTCCGAGACAAAGGCAACAACATCACGATCCAGCAATGGGCCGGACAGACGGCGGCGTGGATTCGTGGCGATACAGTGGTGTCCAGCTTCACCAGCGACGGCGGCTGCTACAAGAAGACGATCGCAACCGGACTGACTGTTGTTACTGTCACGGTCAACTGGGATACGCAGGTCAACAGCCAGGGGCAGCATTACGGACACCTCACCAAGGTTGCGAGCAAGGGAACGTGCCAGGCCACCGCAGATAGTTGGTACTACGACAGCGTTTCGGGCGAACTCGACATCCGAATCGGAGCGGGCCTTGATCCGGCAGGGTACACCGTCACCTACGTTGGCGCAGCCACGTCGAAGAACGGCCTTGATGTAGGCTCAACAACGTCAACTGCAGCAAGCGGACAGACAGTCAGGGGACTCACCATCTCCCTGTGGTCTTATCCTGCCGCCGGGTATGGGTACGGACTCAGGATGTTCTCGTGCCAGAACTCGCTTGCGGACGGGAATACCTACCACGATTGCGGCTATCACTCGCAGGGCATCGTCAACTACAACGGAACCGTGACCAGAAACGTCTGGGAGAAGAACTCTTCGGCGTTCGGTCTGGTTGCCGGTGGCGACTCTCATTACGTTCTCTACTCGGACACGGGCGGGTGCGACGTTGAGTCTGGATTCGAGAACTGCTACGGCCTTCTGCGTCCGTACCTTGGGCGTGACGGCAACCCGATCCACAACGGATCGAACGCGACGATGCAGGGAATTACGACCCACACGTCGGACGGGACAAACTACCGGAACATCAAGAAGTTTGTTGCCAAGGACTGCACGATCGTCATGGGAACGACCCATGCGTCCACGACCAACCGCATGAACGCATTTCGCACGTCGGGCGTGGCCGATGCCGGAGACCCCAACAACTGGCGCACCTATGCCGCCAAGTTCATCCGGTGCCACGTCAAGAACGGCGTGTGCTCGCTCACCAAGAGCAACGTGGCGTTCGTCTATTGCAACTGGGACTTCTCCCTCGCCGGATCGACCGGCGCGTGCAAGGACTCGCTCGGAGGAGCGTTCGGCGACAACGCCTCGATTGATTCGGCGAACACGAACATTCTCTGGTACGGATGCGACATCAAGGCCGACCTGAACGCGGGAGCGTCCGACCACGGGTGTATGTTCCAGTGCCGAGGCAATACCGGCACTTCTCCGGTTCGGCCCGTGACACTTCGATTCATCGGGTGCTCGATCGTCAACACCAGTACCAACATCACGGACGCCAAGGTCCGCACGTTCTTCAACCACAACACGAATCTTGCCACCAGCTCGGGCATCTACGCCCGGCAGTCAATCTTCTCGCACTACTCGCCGCCCGGCACCAACCTCAACAGCTTCACCTGGAACAACAGCGTGTTCGATCCGACCGCGCTGTTCGACATCAAGGACTGCTGGTACGTCAACGTGACCGCTGGCAGGTACTCGTCATGGTCAACGGTTGACTCTCAGGCCGAGTGGACAAGTGGTGTTGACGCCAACGGAATCTTCGGCACCGTCCAGCCGTTCCTGAATCCGTCCGGGTACGACACTCTCGCTCTCAACGGCTACGGAAAGTCACTGACAAAGTACGTTCTTCCCAACATCAAAGACGGAATCAATCGCCGTTTGTTCTCGAAGAACTACGGCGCGTATCAGTACGGATTTGAGGCCACCACCATCCCGCCCCTGTGAGGTAGAACATGGCAACACCGACCCCGACCACCATGCCGACAACGCTCGGCGCGTGGTTCACCGTTATCACCGCTGGCAGGGTTGCCACGGCAGACGCCGCGACGATCACAACGGTTGAATCGACCGTCACCGACACGGCTCACAAAGTCATCAGCACCGAGAACCACCGATTTGAGTACGTCCAGCTTCGGCTGAGGTACGACCCGACGCTCACTGGAATCACCAGTCCGATCGTGAAGCTGTTTGGTCGGCGTCGCCACTCGTCAACCGTGGTCGATGCTTGGCAGGTTCTCAAGAACCGAGCGGGCAACCTGTCGGCGACGCTCGCGGCTACGCCGGCAACGGACGCACAGGACGGCGGACTCTCCGAGAGCCCGGTCGACGCACTCGAAACCACCTTCCACTACGGCGGATGCAACGAGTTTGTGGTCGGAGTTGAAACGGCGCTCGCGGGCGGAACTGGCGTGACAACGACGGCGCTGGTCGAAATGAAGCTCGTCTGCAACGTGGAGTAACCCATGACGACGCTTGAAGGCGTGAACGAGATTCTGACGGCGGCGGGGCTTGCTCCTGTCCCGGCGCTCGACACGTCGGGCGCATCGTGGGCTCGCACCGCCGAGGACTGTCTCAACCGCGTCGCGGCTGACTTGCAGAGCGACGGGTACCCGACGACGGTTCGCCTCAAGGTGGAAGTGTCGCCCGAACTGTTCACGTTCTCCAACGCGGCGTGGACCGATTCGTCTCGCACGTTGACCGAGACCGGGGCGTTCGTCGACGCCAGCGTGGGACAGACCATCGAGATCACGGGCGGGTCCGGCGTCACGCTCGGCGAGTACGAGGTGACAGGGATCGACGCGACCAACGGCGACTACATCGTTCTGGCGACCGACATCAACGCGGGCGGCGACATCGGCTCTGGCGTCACGGGCCAGGCGACGACGAATCAGATCGTGGTGCCAGATGGGTGCCTCGACATCGACTCGACGGACTCGGACGCATGGCGTGACGTGGTGCAGCTTGGAGACCACCTCTACGACCGCGACGACAACACCGACCAGTTCACGGACTCGATCAAGTGCGAGTACACGCTCCGCTACGGGTTCGGCTGCTTGCCCTACAAGCTCCAGCAGTACATCGTGGCGAGAGCGTCGGTGACGTTCTACGAGCGATTCCCGGCGATGAAGGGCATGATCCTGTCTCGCCTCATGGAGCACGAGTTGAGCGCCAAGGTTCGCGCGGACCAGTTCCGCAGCGACCTGTCGGACACGAATCTGCTTCTCACGCAGCACAACCTTGAAGCGCTGGGGTACAGGAACGTATCCGGTTCGCCGCCGATCTACGACGGGAGGTTCTGGCCGTGAGTATCACGCCGTCCGCCCTGGAGTGCAATTCGGGCAACTTCGACGGGAGTATCACGTCGCTTTCGTGCGATGGAACCGGCGAGATCGCCAGGCTCACTTGCCGCAACACGGGCGAAGTGCCGAGCCAGCAGTACGAGTTTCCGTATGACCCGCCCCGAATCGTTCGGTTGTTCGGGAAGATCGGTGCCGGTCTGTCCGGTTCGTTCGGCGGGACTTCCGTCGCGCTTGCCGACTCCGGTTCTGGAAACGGTGGTGGTGGCGGTGGCGGGAACACGCACGGCGGAACGGTCAAGACCGGAATCGGATCGTTTGTGACAGTAGCCATAGCCTGAGGTAAACAATGCCAAACACGGTATACGTCGCTCGCGTAACGGGCGTCCAAGTGAACACGTCGCTCACGAAGATCCTCGGTCTGCTTGTGTCTCCGTCGACCAAGCGGTCTCGGCTGTTGCGGGCAATTTGCACGTCGACGACCGCCGCGTCCGGCGACAAGATGGTCAAGGGCGAATTGATCCGGCTCTCTGATTCGGGTACTCCGGGCGGGTCGGGCGGCGCGTGGACGATCGGCAAGCTCGATCCATCGTCGTCGCAGACGATCGCAACGACCGGCGTCAAGGCGGACACGGCTGGTACCCAGTGGTCGGTGGTTCCCACGACCGACGCGACATCGGGCGTGCAGGCGATCTTCGGGACGATGAACTTCGCCCCGCTCAACGGGTACTTCTTGGACACCGGAAACGAAGCGATCTACTTCTCTCGCGGTGGTCGCATCGGATTCCAGATCACCACGTCGTCGTCGCAGGCTCAGACCTTTGACCTCGAACTGTGGTTCTCGGAGGAAGAGTAATGGCGTTCTATGGAATCTCGAAGCTCCAGGCCGTCAATCTCATTCTCGAAACCAACCAGATCAAGCGCGTGTCGGCGCTCGACTCGACCGGATCGTGGCCGAGCAAGGCCTACGGAGCGAGCGACGCGGGACACGCCGAGTGGATTCTCGACGTGACCGCCGAGCGAAGGATGATCGCCGGTACGCTCAACAACGTCATCCGCAAGTCGTACACGCTCGGTGGCTCAGGCGCGATCACGCTCGACGCCAACACCATGAAGATCAAGCCGATCGGGTTGATCGAGAAAGAGCACTACACCATCCGCGACGACAAGGTGTACGACGCATGGAACGGGACCACGACGCTCGCGGCTGGCACATACACGTTCGAGCAGACAATGGCGGTCGACTTCGAGAGCCTTGAGCCCGCGCTCAAGCACGCGATCGTCGACGAGGCCAAGCTGTACTACCAGCGTCGCACGCGCGGCGACCAGTTGCAGGACTTGTTCAACGAGAACGATCGCCAGAAGACCGACGCGAACGTCATGCGTCCCAAGATGGCCGTATCGCCCACGCCCCCGCCGCCGAGTCCCATGCAGACTCCCCAGCAGTAACCCATGAGCAGAATCCCGACGAGCGTCAGGCTCCCGCCGTTCGTTCCGTTCGGCGGTATCAGCCAGCAGCCCGACAATCGCCGGTTCACGAACCAGTTGGAGAACGCACAGAACGCATTGCTCTCGCTGGTCGACGGCGCGAGCAAGCGGCCCGGAACGTGGTTCGTCCGCGACCTCACGAGCGATCTTGCGGGATCGAGTTACCGGATGTTCCCGGTTCGCATCGACGACGATTCATACCTTGCGGTGTACGGGTCGGCGGGCGGCACCATGAGCGTCAAGCTCTACGAGATGGCCGGGCTCAATCTCAAGGCGACGGTGACGACTTCATCGGACGCACAGACGTACCTCGACACCGGCACGCCGACGAGCGACGACATCATCATGCGGAGCGTCGGCGACGACGTACTCATCATCAACCGCAGGGCGACCCCGGCGCTCACGACTTCGGACGACTACAGCGTCTCGCGCGTCCGACGCGACTACGAGGCGCTGGTTAGTTTGACGGTGACGCAGAACTACTACCTCAGGACCGAGGACGATTCGACTCGGGCCGACGCCGGGTACTACAAGCACAACTACGGGACGTACAGCTACGCCCACATCAACTTTGTCACCAAGACCAATCCGTGGTCGATCTACAACGGATACTGGGACGATCCCAACTACTACCCGTGCGGATTCCGCATCGCGTTTCGCCGCGTCAACCTCTCCGGGTTCACGAATGCGACGTGGGACAACACCGCCAAGACTCTGACCAAGGCCGGTGCGTTCACCGGGTACACATGGCGTGCCGGGGACATGATCTATATCACGGGCGGGACCGGGTTCTCCGCGAACACCTGGTACAAGATCACCGGCAAGACCAGCGACAGCGTGATTACGCTCTACGCCGACGTTGCCGGAACCGCCGACGTTGCGGCCAACGTCACCGACGCGACCTACGGCGAGACCAATCGTTGCCGGATCGGGCTTGAAGTTGAGGCCGTGACCGACTTTGTGGAACAGCCCGTCGAAACGATGGACGAGATCGCGTACCGCTTGCAGAAGGCGATGCGCGAGGCGGGTGCGTACAACGCCTGTTGTGCGTGGGTTCCGCAAGGAACCGGCGGCAACTTCCAGATCACGGCCCCGTTCCGTGGCGACAACGCCATGATCTACTACCCGAGTGCGCCGACGGCGGCATTCGTTGGTGCAACGGGCGACTTGACGGCGGCTGGCTTTCCATTCAACTCAACGAGTGGACAGCTCTTTGGTGGTTCGGGCGGAACCGCGTCCGACAATCAGGACACGGCGACACCGGAGTCTCGCTGGACGCGGGTCGCGCCGCCCGCACAGTCTGGAGCCAAGTTCAGCCCGACGACGATGCCGGTTCGTTTGTCACGCACCTACGACAGTTCAAGCGGAACGATTACGGGCAACACCGTCGCCAACCCGACCGTTATCACCAGCGCGTCGCACGGGCTTGTGTCGGGCCAGAGCGTGATTATCGAAGGCAGCAACTCGGTCCCGCCTATCACGGACGGAACCTACGTCGTGACCGTCATCGACGCCAACACGTTCAGCGTCCCGTTCAACGTGACGACGACGCCGGGCGCGGCGGGAACATGGAAGCGGGCGGCGATCTTCGCCATCGACACAACGCCGTGGGCTCAGCGCGACAGCGGAGACACGACGACGAATCCGGCCCCGAATCTTGTCACCAACGGACGCAAGATCAGCGACGCGGCGGTCTACTTCAACCGCCTCTGCCTGTTCGGCGGTCCATACATCATGGCGTCACAGACGGGCAAGTTGTACACGTTCTTCAAGGCCGACTCGGGACAGACCGTTGACTCGGACCCGCTCGACCTCACCGTAAGCGACGAGCAGAACGTGTCGATCAGACACGCGACGCACTTTGAGGACGGGCTTGTTCTGTTCAGCGTCTCGGGCAAGCAGTTCGACTTCTCGGGCGACGGCGGGCTTACGCCGACGACGGCGAGGATCAAGACGGCGACGAACTATCAGACCCGCGACGTGATTCCGCGTGTGGTCGGGAATGAGTTGTACTACGTCGGTCTTGAGGGCCATCGGTCGATGCTCTACGAGTATCGCACCTACGAAGAGACGCTTGTCTCGGCGGCGACCGACGTGTCGACGCAGGTGCCGACGCTCATCGGAAACAGCGTCCGCAGCATGGCAGCGACCGGCAACAACAGATTCGTCATCCTGTGCCCGTCGTCAAGTTCAAGCCTGTATGTCTACCGGGCACACTGGGACGGCATCCAGAAGAAGCAGTCCGCGTGGAGCGTGTACGAGTTCGATCCGAGTTACGCGATCAACGACGTGGTGACAATTTCAGACCGCGTGTACATGCTCACCAAGACGGCGAATATCTGGTTCATTGAGCGACTCCCGATCCTGGAGTTCCCCGACTCTACGCACTACGACGACGTGGTTGGGGTATCGAGTTTCGCACCGTCGCCGCCCTACTACGTTCACCTGGACCGCAAGTTTTACCGCACGTTGGGAACGTGGGATGGCGTCAAGACGACGTGGGACCTGGGCGTGCAGACTCCGGGCTCGACGGTAAACCGGGCCGTGGATTGCAACGACGGTGCCGAGTACACGCTCAACTACTGGTCGGGAACGACGGTTGGTATTACGGGCGTGGACCTGTCAGCCAAGAACGTCGTCCTTGGGTGCGCGTACACGTTCAGGATCACGCTCAGCACACCGTTTATGCCGCGCGAGGACAGCGAGAACGATCTTGCAATCGAGGCGATGCCGACGAAGTTGACGGTTCAGTTGACAGAAACCGGCGACGCGACGGTTCGTGTTCAGAGCGTGGTTCCTAACGCGGTGGACTACACCAAGACGCACACGGCTGCGACCGGCGACCTTGAAGACAAGATCATCGACGCCGACGTTGGAGGTCGGGCGAGAGACCTGACCGTCTCGATCGAGAACGCGACGGCGCGTGCTTGCACGGTTTCGGCGATTCAGTGGACGATCAACCCGCAACAGGGAGTGAGGTAGCATGGACGCAGGTGTGTCTGCCTTGCTGATTGCTGCAACGACGGCGGCTTCGGCTGGCGTCGCGTACAACCAGCAGCAGCAGCAGAACCGATCGGCACGGAAAGCAAAGCAGGCGACGAAGGAAGCAGCGGCGATCCAGACCAAGCAGATTCAGGATCAGGCGTCGCTGGAAAAGCAGAAGCTCCGCAACCAGGCGGCGATGATCCGTGGTCGGCTCCGTGCGGCGGCGGCGTCGGCTGGTTTCGTCAACGACGGCACCTTCCAGACGCTCGACCAGCAGGTGACGACCGACACCAACCTCAACACCCAGATCATCAACCAGAACGTGCGGAACAACATCGCCCGCGTTCAGAGTGGTATGCAGGCCGATCTTGCGTCGCTCTCGGCACGCATCAGCAACCCGATCCTCAATGCGTTTACGGGCGGCTTGCAGGGCGCGGCGGCTGGATTGCAGATTTCCAGCGGGGTCAACAGTCTCAGGGGCAGCTCTCCGCTTGCAGGAACCGAGGCAGACTTCTTCACCGGGACCAATCAATCGTACAACCCGGATAGAGAGTACACCATCCCATGAGCCAGCTTGACACGACGAACATTCAAGCACGAGCTATCTCTCGTCGGAACACCATGCCGATCCCCCAGATGGGGATTACCGAATCGCTCAACGCTCCGGGCGTGATCCCGGTCGGTCCCAATGACAGGTCGGCACGCATCGCCGAGCAGTTTGACCGCGCCCTTTCGGCGACGGCATCCAACGTTGGAACGCTGGCGGTGGAAAATCGTCGCCAACAGATCGAACAGGAACGCGCCGACGCCGAGGCCAAGCAGATCGACTACGGGCACGGCACCTACGCGGCGAGGCTCAAGGCACCGACCGTGGTGCAGGACATCCTTGACGGCAAGGTCCAGCCCCCGCCCGGCGTGGCGATGGACGATTGGGTGCAGAGCGTGGTGGATCAGAACGCCAGCGACATGAGCCCGGCGTTCCGCGAGGCGTATGCCAAGCAGATCGGCCCGGCGATGGTCGATGCGTGGACCAAGAGGAGCGATGGAGTCAACGAGCAGGCGAGGGTGACGGTCAACACGTCGATCCTATCCGGGGCGGCGACCGACACTCCGATCCAGCCGTACATCGACGAGTACAAGAAGAACAACCCGCAGGTCAACGACGTTCAGGCGAGGGCGGCGGTCGGATTCGCCAAGGCCGAGTACGCGGCCAACACCCGCAACGGCGACATGCTGGAATCGGCGATCACCGAGGCCGGTCTTGATGGGATCGACAAGCTCAAGGGGGC